GAGGATCAACACCAGAGTGGAGAGATACCCATTTAACAGACTGGGTTTCTTTTTTCATTTCTGTATCAAGATACAAAACTGGTATTCCCTGCTTTGCCATGTTAGCAGCGACGTTCAGGCAGAATGTGCTTTTACCAACCTTTGGTCTAGCACCAACAACATTCACTGTTCCTCGTCTATATCCACCGCCAATAGTTTGGTCGTATCGGGGATAACCTGTCGGAATCCCAGCTGACTTTACTGGATTTTCAGCCAGATATTTTATATGACCTTCTGCAAATTCACCAATTTGAACAAGGTCGTTTTCACTAGTGACCTCTGGTATAAACTCAAAAACAGAAGACTCAACAGCCGAAGCAACGTCAACTATGCTTTCTGATCCGCTTAGATCGCCAATTGATTTTATGCCAGACTCTAGCTTCTTTTTTAGTAAACGGCAAAGACTCCAGAACTTTACCTGTCTTGCAAAGTGTTGATAATCGCCCTTTTCAGATTCAATTGCCTGTATTGCTTGGATTGACTGTGATTCTTTTGATGAAACCTGCCCAGTTTTTGACAGCTCGGAAACCAAAAGCTGTGGGCTTATTTTGCCTGAGTTTCCAGATTCGGCAAGGGAGGCAATTGCAAAGAAGCATTTCCCCAAAAGGGCGTCACCGAAATCAGAATCGGAAATAGCAATATCGCTTGAGTAAATAACATCAGCGCCATTGTTCATGGCGCATGATATCAAGCTTTCTTCACAGACAGACTGGTTGTAAGATTTTACTTTGCTCTGCATTTATTGCACTTTATCTTGATTGAGCTGTCAGATTGTAGCATGCCAGCAGGATACTCTTTGTTGAAATCAAATGTTGTCGCACAAACCTCGCACTTTTTCATATTTGGTCTATAGGCGTCACGATAATGTTTTTTTCGAGAGCTAAGCTTTTTGACTTCTTCTTGGTAGTTTGGTAGCGCGTCTTCGGGAAGCTCAAACTCTTTGCTTGATATGAATCTTTGGTCTCCAGACTGAGCATCATCTTCATGCTCGTCTTGCTCCTGGGATTGAGTATCATACTCGTAGCCACGATCCTCAATAACATCTTCGAGAAGTATTTTTTTAATGGCCTCAATTTTTTGAGTGTCAATATTGGCGCCTTGCTGCATAATACTTATCGGGGCTATCTCTCCAAATATTGTGGTGTAAAACTCACGAACGGACTCCATATCATTTGTAATGATGGCCTTTTGCAGAAAACCTTTAAGATCTTTCATTTGTTATTCCTCTCTTTTCAAAGCAAAGATTTTTTATAGATGAGGCCATAAACTCAATTTTTTTGTCTATGTCCTCGATTGTTTTTAATTGAACTTCGCAGAGTGTTTTTATTGAATCTAGCTGCTTCGCCACTGGATCATTGCGCTTAATTATAAGTGACTTTTCAGCTATACCATAGCCGTTTGTGTTTGGTAGCTCTCGGCCGACAATAGAGTTGATGTTTGCGTCGCACCAAGAAATATTCGAACGAAGCCTATTTGCTTCGGTTTTAATGTAAAGGCCGTATTGAGAAAGTCGTATACAGTCAATAGCAAGATCTTCTCTGTTTGCAGACTTTAAATAATCCCTTGTCATACCAAGAAGCCTATCGACTTCTGGTGGAACCATAATAGCCGCAAACTTAAAGTGGTCACGAAACTCAGCCATCTTCTTTTGAATTTCAGACCGATCCATCAGATTTTGTGATTCCAAAATATTTCTCCGCTTCTTTGATTGAGTGTAGCTTGATCAGTCTTATGTTATTAAGTTCGCAAAAAAGTTCTTTCATTTCATCACGCTGCTTTTGATTTTCAAAGTCAGCGATGCTGTCATGAAAAAAGGGGTTCATTTCACTGTGCTGCTCGCCCTGTATCTCAAAGGCAATTTTGCGCTGAGGCAGATAAAAATCAAGAGATAGCCTAGTGTCTGGTATTGTTATGTCCTCTAGGATCGGATCAAGAGGATATTTTTTTGATATCATTTGCCCAATACTGTGCTGTATTTTTGATCTGCAAGTCGCCTTGCTTTTCATTGGCCAAGTCGTCGGGCGTAAATCCCATGCAATTCTTTTTGATGGATTATTTATTGAAATTACTTGCATGGCATAGCCATTTGCTCTACCTGAGATAGAAGAGAAGAGTAAAGCTTTTCGTCTTTTCTTAGCAGTTCAACAACAGCTAGTTGGCCTTGAATTTTTTCTTTTGCGCCACCAATGCTATACCAAGCCCCAGCTTTTTGAATAAGACCAAGTTCGCAGCAAATATTGAACAAATCCATATGCTCATCAACGCCTCTTCCGTAAATTATTGGCACTGTTACTTCTGCGCCAGGGGCGCCAAGCGCTGAAGCAATAACATTGAAGTGTGCGTTCTGACCAATAGTCTTGTTAGCGGAGTCATTAATGTCCTGCTTCCATGCAGCCTCTAGCCAAACAGATGCTCCGTACTGAGGAGCATTGCCACCAACCGCATAGCTCTTCTTTCCAGGCCCTGGGTTTGGATTTGCAATCATGTGAGTCAAGGCAATAAATGTGCTATGCGTAACCGGCAGGATCTGGCTGACTCTCTTAAATATCTTGTACATAAGCGTGGCGGTTCCAGCCATTTTAACAGAGTCGCCAATATTAGAAGACAGCTCACCCTCCGGGCAAAGCGCAGCAATGGAGTCAAGAATGCATATTGAGTGCTCATTATCTTTTAGAGTTTGAAATATAAGATTTAGATAGTCTTCAGCGCTCAATATTTTTGTGCTGTTAGATCTAACGATGTTTAGATTCTCTTTATTTATATCTGGAAAGCAGTCAACTAGCTCAGTGCGCAAACGGCCCTCTACGTCAAAAAAGAAAGCCTTTTTAGAGGGGTCTTTTCTGTGGCATTGCTGCACATAGTGCAGTGCTAGAGTTGTTTTACCGATTTTTGGCTTACCGCTTAGAAGAACGCTAGTTCCTTCTGGAATACCACCAGACAGAGCAATGTCCATTGATATGGTTGTTCTGAATACGCGGCCTTCTTCTTCACGAAGCAGATTTGCTGGAATTAAAAAATCTTCGACAACTAGCGGTTTTGTGCTCATACAAGTCCTTTACGTAGTTTAGGAGCGCGACGAGTGTCTTCAACGGTTATAATGGTCTCATCAAATTTGTTTTTCTTGTTTTCAGCTTTTGCTTTTTCAAAATCAACCTGCTCATTAAAAAGATTAAAGACCATGGCTTTTTGCTTGTCTGAAGTAAGAAACCTTATCGTTATAATACCGCGCTCTTTAATATACTTTATTAAGACCGGGGCGCTAAAAACATGAAGCAGATTTTTTACATAGCTAAGCTCAAGTCTAAACTTCTCTGCAAGTGTTTTAAGCTCTGGCGTAGTTTGCGCGTTTTTTCTCCAAAACGGAGAAATTGGCTTTGAGGCCAAAATACCTTTTTTAATCTTCCACTCTATGTCGTTTAGTATAATCAGCTCAGTGATATAAGCTGATGTTTTAATTTTTAAGCCTGAGACGAAATTGCTGTCGTGTTCTTGTTCTTGCATCTTATAAGAGAGAATCCGCATTCTTGCGGAGAGCGCTCCTCAAACATAGTAGCTTCGAGTAAATTGTTATACCAAGTAATTTTCACGATATCATTTTCAAGATATCCAGCGCCGATAAACTCTTGGGCGTTGCCGTCACCAAAAGTAATTGATGCGCGCTTTCCAAAAAAGTAACCGTCTTTATTCTGAGCGACTGGAACAGAGGTTATATGTGGCTCTGGAAACTTTTTGTGAACCCAAAGAGCCATTGATTGTATTTCTTCTGCTCTAGATTCTATTGCGTCTGAAAGATTAAACCACTCAGCGCCATCATCATTTAGCTTATCAAACCATGTCTTTTCTGATTTAAGATTTACTGACCAGAAAATGTTTAGCTTTGGATCAATAGAGGTGTTCATTTTTATCTACCGTTCATTTGATCAAATTTTTCTGATGCTGACTTAGTATGAACATACGCGCCTCTTTCATCTGAAGTAGCACCTGTCTTAAAAACATGAGACTTGATTGGTGCTGGTTTTTCTAGATCGGCGTTTTCCTTGTTGGTTTCGCCCTCTATTTTTCTTGAAATAAGAGCGATTACTTCTTCCATCTGATCTTTACTAAGCCTAGCCGCTTCAGCATCATCAAAGATTGTGTTTATTGATTTCTTGCATTGGCTAAGAATGGATTTTACTTTTGCCTTGTTCATCTTTTTACGCAAATCTCCGCTTTTTTAAGCATTAAAGGATTTTTTGTTTTTAGATAATCCGCGTAGGCGTCGAATGCTTCTTTTGAGCATTCAGTCAGTTTAAACTCATGCTCTGACCTGCCAGGAAGCTTTTTGTGAAAATCGTCAATTATTGGGTTAAATATCTTTCTTTGGGCGTTGCTTTGTAGTATGTAGTATCTAGTTCCAGTGTCTGACGACTGCACTTTTGCGCAGGCTCTAGACTCTTCACTAGCATTACCGTATTCGTTTAGATACTCATTAGAGTATTTCTTTTCGCCACCAAGCTGATCTATTGAGTTTATAAATTTCATTTTTGTTTTACAAAAGCCGTTAGCTTTACGTCTCCAGATATTTCGTCAGTCATAAAATCAACTATTTCTGTGTTAAATCTTGAGTCATCAATTGGTGTACAAGACAAAACGCCTTCTATTTCAAACGGTCCAGAACCAGCATAGCCACTGCTAAACCACTTTGCCTCAACTGTTTGAACTGGCGTTTTACCCCCAATTGATCTAGACCAAACATTTAGCATTCTTTTGCCGGTGTCGTTGCAAATAAATGTGTAACACGAAAGCTCATCATCTATTTTTTTTATTTCAACGCTCATGGCATTTTACCAGTCATAATATAGTCTGTTTTTTGCTGCTGTGTCATTTCTGATATTTTCTTTGCTTTATTTTTTACTTCTCGCTTTTTCTTTCTGTTTGACTCCCAGTCAAGAGCGCTCTTTGGAAGCTCACCTCTTTTAACCGCATCTTCTGTGTTTTTGTTCGCAAGATCACCTATTGTCTTCGGCTGATTGGAGTCCACAACAGCATTTATACCAGAAAAATCACGTGACAAGCAATCGTTACACCCACAAGAAGGACACTGTGTTGGTCTTTCATCTGACATCTTAAGCCAGATCTCAAAATGGTGCTGACATGTTTGGCAATCAAATGGGTATATAGGCATTACTTGCCCTTGACGTATTTCTTAAACTTGGGAATTATTTTAAAATCCCAACCAATTGTAGCTTCGTACATGTCTCCAGTCCTTGTTAATTTACCAGCTTTTACAAATTCTTCACAAAGAACAATACTGTAAAGCTCTTCTACAATTTGGCTGTCTTTTGGTTTTAAAAAAGCAAGATTGATTGGAAAATCAACCTCGCCATTTAAGTACTTGTGCACAACTACAGTTTTTCTACAAATTTCTTTTTTTACTTTGTCATCAATTCTTTTCTCAAACACTTCGCAGGAAAGCTCTTCTGCAGTCAACACTTGTGAGTATATTGAGAGTAGTGAGCTACGATTTTCGTTTACATATTTCTCTGCGCTCATCAATCATAAATACACTAAACACCTGTGTGCCCAAACCCGCCCTCGCCTCTAGATGTGAGGGAAAGGTCTGAGGACTCTGAGAAAGCAGGCTTGATGACTTTTGCAAACACCATCTGGGCGATCCTATCACCAACTTTTACATCAAATGCATTATCACTAAAATTTGCTAAGATGACACCAACGTCACCGCGATAGTCAGAGTCAATAGTTCCAGGTGCGTTTAAAACAAAAATACCATTCTTAAAAGCAAGGCCGCTTCTCGATCTTATCTGAGCCTCAATGTTTTGAGGCATTTCAATAGATATGTTTGTTTTTATAAGTGCGATCTTTCCTGGTTCTATTGTAGTTGAAATTGCCGAGCAAAGATCTACACCAGCTGAGCCTGGTGTTGCGTATTCCGGTATTTTAGCGTTATCTGAAAGTTTTTTAATTTTTACTATCATGGTTTTTCTCAAGATGTAATATCTACAAGCTCACACTTATCGCCGCTGCACGCAAAAGTCTGTGTTCCGACAGTTGAGTCAGTCTTTTCGTAATCCTTTAGCAAGGACCAATCAAAATTGCTTGGCATTGACTTACTTAGCTTTTCGTATTCTTCTTTCGTGCAGTCTTGATATGGCGCCTGTCTGTAAGAATGGTCAGAGTGTGGCAAGAAGGAAATGCCGCTGATTTCATCGAAGTAGGCATACACCCAAGCACCTACATCCATCCACTCGTTTTCCCTAACAGTCACTGTAATTGACGGCTTGTGCTCGCACCAATATCTTTGATACATTAGCCAAACCTCAAGATGCTTGATTGCTGAAAGCGAATTTCTCGTCAAAGATCCTTCGGCTTTCACTGGGAACGAGAAAACCATTGTTGAGTCCGGCTTCATGACACAAGGCTCGTGTGGAAAGCCATGATCAATCATTAGCTTACAAAGTGGGTCTTTTCTGTCAGCGCGAACTGTTCTGATGTAGTAGTTGTTGTGTCTTGGGTGAATTCCAGAAGCGGCATCAACTAGCTGCGAAACAGTGCCGCTTGGTTTTACACAAGTGATTGCTGCTGCTGGCTTTATGCCAATGCTGTTTGCGTATTTTTTATTTGTGTCTATAGCTACTTTCTTAAGTCTAGTTAACATCATTTCTGTTTCTTTGCAGGCAGTTGCTGTAGAAGGATTGTCCATTATGCCAGTCAAAGAAACGCCCAACAGAGCCTCTTCTTCACAATTGTTTTTCCATTCAGATGAAAGATACGGAAAGTGAGTCAAAGACGCCTGGAAAGTTCCAAGAATCGTTGCAAGTCTAACCTTTCTCTCAAGAGACTCTTCTGTGTCGTTGTTCCGAACAACAACCTCAGTTAGATTACAGAACTCGCGGTCTCGCAGAATAATTTCAGAACATGGGTTTGTTCCAAACTCATATGAAGCATCTCTTCTTTCGCCTAGCTTTTCCACAGTTTTTTTGCACGCCTCACGATTAAAGATGCCGCGTTCGCCGCTTTTACTCTTGTAAAGCGAAACCCACTCTTCCATGAAGATACCAATGTCTGGTCTTTCTTTATAGGCGACGGAGTTGTTTGCAAGACCGCGTTGGGGATTTTCGTTCCACCAAGCTCCTGATTTTGCATCCCGCATTCTTTCATCAGTGAGATTGCTGAGCGATATAAGTGCAGATCTTCGCACACCTCCAACCACGACAACTTCTGCAATTTTACAGACCACATCATGGCATTCGATTGAAGTGAGTTTTCTTCCTGCAGCCTTTTTAAAAGTATCAATAGTGAATCTAAAGAGATCCTCCAATGGCCCCGGACCAGACGCACGCCCACCAAATGTCTTGAGTCTTGCGCCAGCAGGACGAACCTTTGAGACGTCCCATTTTGGAATTTGGCCTCCAATAAGTAAGGACACCAGCTCTCTGTATGCCTTAGCCCAGCCAGCCTTGCTATCTTGAACGACAATAGTAGTTTCGCTGTTTGTAAACTCTTCAGCGATAGTTGGTAGCTTTTCGACGTATTGTCGCTCAACAGAGAATCCAACTCCTGTGCCGCACAGGAGAACGTATAGTATTTCATCAAACGCGCGGACTCTGCTGACTGTGACATAAGAACAATTATACCCTGCAACGTTGTCTCTCTGCAAAGCTTCGCCAGCAGTCATTAGAGCGCGCATGCTTGGCATGATTTCAAGATTAAGAACTGCAGATTTTAGTTCGGATAAAAGCTGCTTGTCAAGATTAAAAGAGCAGTTTGTCTTTAGGTGGTTTGAAAAGAACTCAAAGTATCTGTTAACAGTTTCGTCCCAAGACTCACGCCGACCAATTGCGTCTTGAAATCTTGAGTATCGTGACAAATGAATAAACTGCTGGTACTGTGTTGGTAGACTCATATTGGTTTTTATTGTAGGATTAGTAGCTTCGCATACACATGGTTTTTAGATTCAGTTACGGTATTCTTGTTCGATTTTTTGGGCGTAAATGTCCACACCGTACTTCTTGTAGAGATCGAAATTCTTCATGCCAATAGTTTGTCGATCTTGCGCCGAAGTGCTAGCCATCTTTTTTGTCAATTCTAACAAAGATTCAAAGTCGTCACACAGCCATTCGTCTGTCTCAAGCATTTCTGGTATAGCGGAGTTTCTGTATGAGATGACTGGTTTTCCGCAAGAAAAAGCCTCAAGTATTGAAAAACAAAAGGCCTCGTTAGAAGATGGATAATGATAGACATCACAGGAGTTAATAATCTCCTGCTTTTGTTCATCGCTCACATTGGCAAATATATTAGTGTTTTTCGCGCCTGTGTAATTTAGGTAGGCTGTAATACCATCAAAATACTGTCGATCAAGAATCTCGCCGCCAATTATAAAATTGTTGTTTGGCATGCGCGCAGAACAATAAATTGTGTCATGAATCATTTTTGATGGGCAGAAGCTTGAAACGCGGCCAAAAACAGGCACTTCTCGTTGCTGAGTTATTGACTCTGTGGAGCAAATACCGTACTTAACAATTTCAAAATTGCTAACGTTGGGGCTGAGTGAGCGCTGATACTCAGAGCTGAAAAAAATCTTGTTAAATTTCGATGTATCAAAACCGACAGTCTGCCCACATAAAACACTTGCGAAAAGCTTGCACTTTGGTAATGCGCCAATGAAAGACAGCTGTTGTGAGCCAGGCACAAATATGTGGATAACATCTGGGGAAAACCTGTTTAGATGATCCGTAAGATTTTGATCGTACTCAAAGTTATTATTTGCAAACAGATACGTTTGCCCAAGCTTAGAGAACTTTTCCCTAAAAGGACCGTCAACACATCCAGCAAACATCATTTCGTGGTTTTTTGAAAGTGTCTGGGCTAAATTAAAAGACGCAAGAGACGACCCTCCCGCGTTAAAGAAGTTGTTTATAAAAGCTATTCGCATAATTAAGTATAGGTGTATAAATAAAAGTACAGTTATGGATACCAAAGAACCAGATTATATTTTTACAACTCGTGAGGCCGCAGAAAACATGGCTAAAAAACTAGGCTGTGGCGGAACACAAGAGTTTTATAATATAGATGGAAAACAGGCTGGATTAAAGGCCGATACTACTTATTATTTGCCCTGTTCTTCGCGTGAAGCCCTGCACAACAATCTTTCCAAATACAAGAAGAAGATGTCCAAGGCCGAAGACCTAAACACGGAGGATATTGATTTTCCAGAGTGCGAAGGACCAGTTTCTTTTGATGCTTTTTTAAGATCGTACTTTACTCAAGGCGGTGACTACGTCAGCGATTCTGTTCGCAGCACGCTAAAGAAAAAAGCTGACGACTACAATAAAAAAGGAAAGCATAAGATACGAGTCTCTACTTTAATTACTGTTTTCAGAAGGGGCATTGGTGCTTACAAAACAAATCCGCAAAGCGTAAGGCCAAATGTCAGAAGCGCAGACCAGTGGGGATACGGAAGGGTTAACGGTTTTTTACACGCACTTAGAACCGGGTCTTTCAAGAGAAAACCGTTTGACACAGATCTACTACCGGGAACGCACAGGCTTTCTAGCAAGGGGAAAAAGTGAATAACAAATTAGAACAAAAAATAAAAAGACTTTTGGTGTCAAACAAAAAAACCAAAGCAGAGCAGCACTTTGGGGGGGCGTTTCATGACGATTATCTATTGCGTGAAAATATCCCAGCAAACCAATGTACAGCATGTGCGTCGTCTAGCCCACCGTCGTTTTGCTCTTGTATAAAGGCGTGGTATGGTGGAGCGTGGTGGGAACGAAATGATAACACTGGCGATATTCGGCCTATCAATTCTCCAGATGGCACTGTCTCAGAAGGATACAGAAGGTTCATGGAATGGCCAGCTAGTTGCCCGTCAATGAGTCAGATGACTGCACCAGCTTTTACTAATCAAGCCGAATGGAATGCTGTAAAAAAATCATGGGTAAGAAGACTAGCAAGAGCCATGATTAATCCTGATCCAAAAGTCAGAAATCCAGCTTTAAATATCTTTGAGATGCGTGGTGGTATTTTGTTTCCAATGGTTTCGCAATGTATGCTTGACATACAGCAATTTGGTGGCAACTGCGGGGACGATCTATTTATTTGGACCGACAATGAGTTCCAGGGATTGCCAACTATTCCGTATTGGGTTAAATACCTTATGGATAACGGCTGTGTCGTTGGACAAGAGGTGCCTGGCGCCTGCTGTTCTGTAGCTGGAGATTTCGGAGGGTTCTCGTGTGCGGAAGTTGGTGGGTCAGACCAATGCCTGAACGGAACTTTCCATCCAGGAAAAACGTGTGAGCAAATTGGTGGAGACAACTGCGGGAAAAGCAAAATTAGCGTAATAGCTCCTTCGAAAAGAGAAAACACGCAGCTTGGTACGGCTTCGATAACTGATATGATCATCAGAGCACTAAAAGGTAGTGTATAAGGTATTATAATGAAAAAGTCAATAGAAGAAAAAATTAGATTAACGGCACTAAAACAAACACCACCACCGCCAACGCTTTTAAAAAAGCCTGACAGTGCAAATGAAGATCTTATGGGTGGTGGAGGGGGTGAAACATTTGATATCTGTGGTGTGACTATCCCAGCACGGACGGATTATTCGTACACAATCACTATGGCCTACGATTGGATTATTACTAGTATGTACTGTCAGCCGAACCCACTAGGCCTTGAGTACGGGTGCACTCCAGTATATGCTGGTCCGCCACTAGGCTCAGTTGTGGGCGTTGGTCAAGTTACCGATAGAGATGAGCCATTAACTTGGATTAGGAGCCACCCTGAGTTTAACCCAACAGACCCAGCAACATGGGGTTCTGTGTGGGGTCCAGGTGGTCTAGCTGAAAGATTCGTACGATACCTTAATTGCCAAATGGGTGAAGACGGCGTGTACGGAACTGGTCCGTGCGGCAATATTACTGATGCACAAATTAACGAAATGGTTGACTTGCTCAAGCAGCTATGGGTTCGCAAATGTGGTTTTGCTGTATCTCAAGCCGGTGCTTGCTGCTCTGTAGTTGGAGACTTCGGCGGATTTGCGTGCACAGAAGTTGCCGGAACAGCTAATTGCCAGGGAACGTTTTATCCTGGAAGACCCTGTACTGGAGAAAATGGAATTGGTGGCGACAATTGCGGTTTAGCACCAAATCCACTTCAGAAAAACAACCAAGCGAAAAAACAAAAAGAGGTAATGGAAGCGGTAATGTCAATTCTTAAGGTTAGATAAAATGAACTACATATCAAAACTAAATATCGTTGCTGCAGAGTATCTAACTAAAGCAGGGGCAGCTAGAAGAGCGTGCGTGACCTGTGCTATTCCAGCCCAACCAAGTACTGGAAATGGCTATAATTATAGGCCAGTTTCTGTAAGAGTTGTTTCAAGTTCTGGGTCTTGCAACCCAGGACCAAACGGTCAAGTGCACAGCCAAATCCCTTTAAATCCATATATTGGAGCTAGTGGAACTTATGTTGCGTTTGTAGATTTAACATCGACTGCTTCGAGTGGATGCGAATACGTAACTTGCTACACCCAAATTACACCCGGCAATCCACAACGAAACAAGTCTTTTGCTTATCCTGTTTACGCTACTTGCGACTGGCAAAACCAAGCGTTTATAAAAGTCCCAGACCTAAGAAGCGGTCCTGTTGGACAGCCGACAGGTTCTGGCGTACCGCCTTTCGGGGTCTAAAAACACTCCTTAATTTTTTCTACGGGCTTGAGCGCAGACTGCTCAAGTCCGTATGTTTTTCCGTAACCAAGATCTAAAAGATTGCTGTCTTTAATAAGATCTGATCCTGTGCACCAACCAGCTATTTTATATGAAGGGCACTGACCAACAACTAAAACGTAAAGTTCAGAAGGTGTCTCGTTCTTTGATTGCCTTGCTAGTAGCTTACCGGTTTTGTATTTTGTCGTTTTCACATCTATTGTCTTGCCAAACGCAAGCACATCATGTGAGCCTTTTCTCGGACTTATGGACATATCTGGATATAAATTAAGAGCTTTGCAAAAAGCAAACTCACCACAAATTCCTTCAAGATCGGTTTCTTCGCAGGACTGTGGTCCGATTTTCCCATCTGCAACACCACCACTCCTGTTTGAAGAGTGGCGCTGTTTTGCAAGCCATTGGCAAATTCTGACCTCTGGCTCAGTTAGTTTTGTTTCGTTACTTGCTAAGTAAGTAGCTGGCTTTTGTTTTGCTTGTGCCATATTTAAGTAAAGAAAATCCATTATTGAAAAGCGTGTTTTCTATTTCACTGTGGTTATAAGATTCTATATCGTCATAAACAAATATAGATCCATTGACAGCTCTTTCTATAAAGAAATTTGTTTCTTTGATAACCGCCTCTGTTGAGTGCGGACCGTCGAAAAAAACTAAAGAATATTTTGTTTCTATTTTTTTATGCTCGTTGTAAAACGGAACACCGTCTGCGAATCTTTGCATAAACTCTGTGTCTTCTAGGGTGAGAATTACTAAGTTTACTGGAGCGTTTAATACATACCTGTACAGATTAGATGAGGCAAAGCACCTCATATTATTTGTGTAGTCAAGTTTTGCTTTTTTATTTTTTTCTGATACTTCGTATTCTACATTTCCATAAGGGTCTATTGAAATTATATTTTTACCATAGGATCCAGATGAAATCAATGCTTTTATTATAATCTTCAGGCTTCCACCAAGCCTTGTGCCAATTTCGCATATCATTCCATCTGTGTTTTTGGATAAATAAACGGCCTGAGACAAAACATCGTAATCTCTACTGTCTGATTCAAGTAGGTCTTCGACGTCTAAATCTAAACAATCAAAAATATCTGTATTATTTTCGTCTTGATTTTTATTCATTTTTAAGCCTTAGATTTATTAAATACGGCAGGAAGATTTATAACACAAAGATTTTCGTCTACGCCCTCTGCAAAGATTGGAGCACGACCATTTATTGTTGCGATATCAAAAAATCCAATAACGGCAGCTCTAATATTTGACCACTTAAAATCATCAACTATTATTAGCACCTCGCCATCAAAAAGCAAGCAATTTTTTAAATCAGTAAGGGTGGTTTCAAATGAATGACCTCCATCAACAAACACAAAAAGCTTTTTATCAGCTGAGTTAATTTTATTTACTACATCTAGCAAAGTTGATGAAGAGTATCCTTGTAGTAAATACACAGATGATTTTAAAAAAGCACCACAGTCTTCAATTATGCTTTTTGCTTCAGATAGGGTCAAAGATCGTTCTTTTGGCGCGCCTTCGTGGGTAGGAGCTTTGTCAAAAAGATCTAATAAAAAATGCGCCTCTGCATGAGACTCAAACATCACATCAATCGCAGTGCCAAGCCTATAGCAGCCAATCTCTACGTAATAGTTTGGTTTAAACCATCTAAAGTACAATAAAATGGTTTTAATTTTTTCGCCAATAATAGTTTTTATTTTTTTAGCATCCTCATTCTTCTTAAAGAGAATATCTGCTTGAATAATGATGTCTGTTAAGCTAACCGTATTTGTTTTAATTACTTCATGCGGCAAGAAACCAAGGGTCATCATTTTTTTAATGATATCTGCTGCCTTTGCAGCGCCAGAATTGTAATCAATAACAGGAACTTCAAGAAGGACCCATTTTGCTTTTTCGATTACTGATTCGCCTCCTTTAATAATTGACATTTCAGAACCTTGAGTGTCAATTTTGATAAAGTCAAAAACGCAATCGCCCAAGAGATCATCAAGCCTGATTGTCTCCATACTGATTGTATTGTAATTTCCTTCGCTGTAAAAACTAGTGCATTCTTTAAATGCAGAAGCCCCCTGGCAAGTAGGTTCGTTTTTGTTTACGAAAAACTCAACTGTCTTTTTTTCATCACCAAGTGCGCAAATCATATAATCCGCGCCGCATTCTATGAGCGCGTCTTCACAGGCTGGATTAGCTTCTATTGAGAGAATTTTTGCTTCTGGATTTAATACCTTGAATTTTAAAAACGACTGGCCGACATTTGCCCCAATGTCAAGTATTTTCTTAGAGTCTTTTATAATCTGCTCAAGCATTTATTTTTCTTTCTTTAAGAATAGACTTCATCTGATTATACGAGTTTATTCCGTGACTTGGATCTGAAATGTCTGCGTAGCCAAAACTACAGGCGCCAACGTTCTCATTAACTAAAAGCCTGCATCCACACATAGCAGCTTCAACTACTGTTCGCGCAGACGCCTCTTTCCAGTTTGGTGTGTGTATAAAGAACGTAGCCTTATTCATAACTTCCGCTATTTCTTGCGGAGTTCCAGTTCCTAAATAGTTTTGTTGATCTATGAGATCTAGATTTCCTCGCCCAATAAACTTTATGTTGTTTCCAAACATATACTGAGCTTCAACAACACCCTTGGCTTCTGTTATTGCCCCGACATATAGAACGTTAATTGGTCTTTCGTATCCTTTATTATTGAATATATTAGCGTCTATTTTTTGAAAATAGCAGAACGAGTTTGGGATTTGACTACCAATAAACCTACACCATTCGTTATAGTGAAGTGGGCTTAGAAATATATTAGCAAAGCTTTTTGTCATTAATCCAGCCATAAATGTCTTTATTGCATTTGGCTGATATCTTATGTCTTGTTGTATCATCCAGCCGCCATATTCTTCTGGAGTTGCTCCAGTATATGCACACTCAAATACAACAGTCGGCGTTCTAGTATTTAGAAATTGTCTTTGCTCAGCAGGACCAAACCACTTAGATCCACCTGGGTCATTGAAAAGATCAAAAAACACACAAATATCTGCACCTTCTGGTGGCTGAAACGGGTCATTAGGAGTTATAACATTTACAAAATAGCCGGCCTCTTTTAGCGCGCTTATAAGATCTCTTCCTGTTGTATGACCTCCGCTTAAATAGTAATCGCTGCACAAGGGGCTTATAATTGTATAAATATTTGCTATCACATTTAAGTATAGCAAAAACCGGCATTGCTGCCGGTTCTTACTTTTACGTTGTTTTATTTATTTACTTATCACCAACAAAATTATCACGAACTGCAGAGATATAATCTGCGGCTAATGTTATTTTGCCAAGCATCCAAGCCTCAATTTGCTTGCCCTGAGAAACGTGATTAGCAATATCGCCAGCATTTGCAATAAGAGCATTAATATCGCTCATGAACATTTCTTTGGTTTCCTCATCAACCTCAGATGTGTCCATTTCTTCCATCATTGGTTCTTCTTCGCCCATCATTTCCATCTCTGGCATTTCGGGCATTTCGGCAGGAGCTGATTGCATACCACCACCCATCTCTGGCTGCTGCATCATCATGGGCATCTGAGTCATACCCATTTCGTCTTGGCCAACAGCCTTTTGTAGTTTCGATAGTAAATTTTTAATGTTTGACATTTTTATCCTTATTCTAGGTAGTTGTCGAATCTTGTTCCTGGAATTACGCGTCTAGCCTTGACGCTAAAAAGTACGCCAGAAGCCTGATCGGGTGTGCCGGTAAATACTAGACCAACAGATTGTCCCCTTGCTACAGTTCTAGCAGTATCTGAGACCAAAGCACCAGTTGCAACGGTGTGAGCCGCTGTTGTTAAGTCCATTGCTGCAGTAATGGCTGTACCGGCAGAAAAAGCGGTTCCGCTATTTGATTTAAAGAGTGTTGCTGTAAGGGCGCCAACGTTTGGGCTGCTTGATCTAAATTTTATGCTGTCAATGATAAAGTCGTGCTCTGATATAAACATTCCACCATTACCAGTAAAGCATTCTGATGGGGAGTTAAACTTAATGGCAATAGTTTGATCATCATCATCAATCTGCATTGCTCTAGCATTGAATACTTCTGTGGTGCCAGCTGAAATTTGCAGTTGTTTTGGGCCTCTAAAGGTTGTGAATTGGTTGTTTGGTTGGGTTGGTCTTATGTCGTTGTGCTGAATATCACCAGCCGCAGGGCCAACATCTCTACCGCCGCCTTTAAAGACGCTCTTGTTATTATTTAGTGTTGTTATGTTTGTTGACATTTTTAAACCTCTTATTATTTACCAACGTCGTATTTATCGCCGCCACCTGGACCCTTGAATCCGCCAGTCATCTTTGTGTAGTAAGTAACGCCCTTGTTCTTATCGTAGGTTTCGTTGCCTGGGGACTTGTCTGCAGCAAATGTTGTGCTAGTTATTTCTGCGTTAGCAGCCTTATCATTGAGAATCGCTATATTTGAACCGTTTACCTCAAGAACACGACCGTAAAGGTCCATCCATTTTGTTGCTTCGCCACCTTGCTGGGTTTCTTTGAGGTCGTATTGTTTAATTAGAGAATAAGTTCTTAACCCACCATCTGGAACCCTTGCCGCAATACCAGCTAGGGCTTGGGCGGAAGCGAGGGTGGTGTCTCCAGGATCTCTTCTGAATTGTGATTGGGCAAAGCCTGCGACTCTCGCTGTGAAAGCCCCTGCCGCAAATGTAGTCTCTACATAGCTTGGTACAGAGACGTCAGCCTTTGAAAGGCTTGCAAAGTTTCCAAGCTTATCAAATGTTGTGCTTGGTGGGGTGTCTTGGTTTCTTCTGATACCAAGACCGCGAGCAGCTTGAGCGTAATTCGATTCAGCTGTTGTATATGTGGTTGCACTAGAAGTTGATTTGGTTGCCATGTATATCCTCTTGTTTTAAAATACACTAGTTTGTTTTTTAATACCAATCATAATTTATCTAGCAAAAGCTTTGGAATTGCCTGTGATGGCGTACCAACTAGCTTGTAACCCATATCGAATATTGAGAATATGTTGGATATCTTGTTTGGAACAGAACCAAAGTACTCGTAATTTTCAAAGCTAGACACCTTGCATATTTTCGCTGCTTGTTTAAGCTCTTTAAGGTCTTTTGGGTTTGATAAAAATCCAGAAAAAACTAAACGGATCTCATCATATGGCGCAACAACGCTAAGCAATTTTGATAGATGTTCATCGGACTTTATCCATGAAAATTCAACGGCAACACGTTTCTCTACTGCCGAAAGCTCAGAAAGCTCTAGCAAAAACTCTCGCATCTTTTCGTAGTTGCCAGACTCGACATCTCCTTTGTCTAGGCTTGTTATTACACCCATACAAGAACTGTTCATAATAGAAAAGGTCTTAACAAGGCAGTCAAGCGCACTGTCCTTGCTAAGACCCTGATACGGGTAGTTTATGGCAGATATTAATCTATTATTCTGTGGCAACCCTGGCTCAAAAAGATCCAAAGAAGCCGTATCAATAACACAACCGTAAAAACCGTGCTCATTTACAAAAGCGTAGTCGTATACAATTTTATTGCTGTTCGACTTTAGAGACAGGCTTGTTATGATTATTTTCTCTAGCAGTTCCTGACGTTTTGACATTTGTTAAGCACTCCCAAGAAACCGGAAAAAGCGGCCCGATTATCTTGTCAAAAGCGTCAGCGTACTGTCTAACTTCCCATTGCGCGTGAGGGTCCGATCTTTGTGAATACACGCGAGCGTATGCTGCAAGAGATCCTGTCCACCACCATTCTGTGTAGGCTCCCTGTGGCAGAATAGAGCGAGCCTGCTCTGGAGCAACGCCTTTTTCAAGAAGGGTTTTATAAACTGTCATCGCCTCCTCAACAGCCATTGAATATGAGCGATTGATGTAATTATAATCATCGTTTATTTCTATAAAGTCCTCTGAACCCTGCTTGGCTCCATTTGTGGGCTTTGCTCGCCATCTTGGATGGTAAATATCAGGATCTTCTTGGACGTATCGTCTAGAAACTTCATTTTCGGTGAACCCAACTTTATGCTTAAAGAGTTGAGTGCGCACAAATATCGGAGCCTTGATCCTCAAAGTAATCTGTGGATGGGAAAATGGAGTCCAGTGCTTGTGCTCGGCTAGATATTTAATTAGCGCCCTGTCTTTTTGAGAAAGCGTTTTAACTGGACTTTCATCGCTTTCACCAAAAGGATAGTCCATTGTCCATGAGCTTTCCTTGTTGAATGAAACACGAGCAGAATTAACGACCGTCAGATCGTTTCCCATATGATCAACAAGCTCAACGTGTCCGTAATCAAGAACTCTGATTCTCATTTTCATTTGCCTTTTCTAGAACGTGATCTCTGTAGCATTTGTTAAAGTATTGTTTTATTTGTGGTTCGTCAAATTGTTCAGCGATAGTTACAAACATTCTGTATGGCGACTTAACTATTATTTTTTCAACGCCATCAATAGATCCTAGCGCGTCAGCCATATCGTATGTTATAGGAAAGTTTACAAACACGAGAAATTCATTACTTTTTCTAAAAGCACACTGTGGACTAAACAGCGGTAGTATATCACCGTTTATTTCAATTGTTTTTGGAAATGGCGCGTCCTCGTCTGAGGAATCAAATATTCGCTTTGAGTTTGGATCATGGCATTTGCTCATTTCCCCAGTTGGCTCATTGCAAATTGGACATAGGCGCTTTTCCCAGCGTATCTCTGGTTTTTTGGTCCAGTCAACTTTTTTCTTCACTGTTTGTCTTTCTTCTGTATAATCTCATGCCGTATTCATTATCGGTCGAAGACGGTACAACACCTTCTTTAAAAATAGGAGTATTGTTTTTAAAAGGAGAGTAGTCAACTTGGTGATGCCATCTTCCAAATTTCCAAATAACATCAACAACATCTGGGTGTTGCTCTTTTAGAGAGTTAGCAAATGACCATCTGTTATCTCCAGTATTATAGACATTGTCTGTATTTCCGCCGCTCATAGCCTTTTTGCCTTTTGATCCAAAGGTCGCGCCCTTTTGCATCATTAGCGAACAAAATACAGCTGTACAGTATCCGTCTTTTAATAGTCTCAAAGACAGGTCTGTGTCTTCATTGTATCGCCCTCTCCACTGATACGGCACGTTTGTGTCAAGGAGTATGCAGGAATATACTCTAGTATTAAAAAGCACCGGGGAATGTGCTGTCCATCCAACTTTTACAAAGCCAGAGTGGTGTGGCCCAGCCATGGCAATATTTTCATATCTGTCAACAAAATCCTCCATAGCATTAAAAAATCCACCACCGCCAACCTGTATTCTTCTTGTTAGGTTAGCTCTGTAAAAATGATAAATATTATCATCAACAACCCAGTGTCTTTTGTGCTCTCTCTCTTTTGCCCAATTCCATATAAAATTACGAGCTGGTATTGATCCTTTTCCAAGGTCGTGGAAAGGCATTACAACAACCCGATCTTCGCCAAGTGCTTCTTTGTACTGGTCTTCTTCTGTTTCTTCAACAAAAAACTTATAGTCAATACCAAGCCCGTCTAGCGTTTTTCCAGTTACCTGTAACGCAGCCCTTCCTTTGCTAGGTATGCAAACTGGATATCTAGAGTTTGTCTTTGGCCCAAGATATTTGTACTCGCCAGGATCTGGTCCTGTCTGCTGTGGAAACCAAATTGATTTTTGTTTTGATCCACCAGAAAGGCCAAGCTTTTTGTAAAAAGCGCGCCTGTCTTCTGCTGTCAAAAAACTGACCGTTATCTGAGAATACGGCTTAATATTTTCATTATTAAATGCTGGCATTCCCCACCAATGGGACTTCCAGTTTGGTCCGACATTAAACAAAGAACCATCATCTTTTTTGATTGATTTTCTAGACAGCTTTTCTAAATCATCACTATTGGCTTCAAAAAATTCCATTTAACGCTTTCTTGATTTGCTTTATTATTTAATCATGTACATTGTAGGCGTCTTTTGTTTTCAAAAACCAAGTTTTTCATCAAGTTCTGCGAGTCTATCCATAGCCTTTTGCTGTTCCGTTTTTGGCTTTTCAAAGCAATCCCATCCACGTATCTTGGCAACATCTTCTGACTTCTGTCCTGTATCCAGTCCTTGCCAAAGACACACTTCTTTTCGTGCATCGTCACGTTCTGCGGTCAGGCGTTCGATTTCATAGATTGCTAGTTTCAATCCCATTGCAATTCTAAGATTTCCACACGCCGCATCGCTGCATTGAATGCTTCGCAGAGTTTCGATGATGTTCTCGTTCACTTGCCGTCCTCCATGAAGAAGTTTTTTTCATTAATTTGCTCAAACCGCTTATCAAGTTCCTCTTGCAACTTCTTGCCAGCATCAGACTGCTTCCATGCTTCGATGGCGGGGTGATCACAGGAGCAGACAAGAGCCTCGTCCGTATCGGGTCCAACAAGCATCCCGTCCCACTCGTTACACCAATGCCATCCGGCTTCCCACTCCTCTTTGGTGAGTCCTTCTCCGCTGCGGTCAAGTTCCATGTAGCGTTCTCTGTTCACTTGCCGCCCTCCTTGAAGCAATCCCAGCCACGGTCTTTCATGTACTTCATGGCGATCTCATGGAAACGATTGCTGTCCACATACATCACAACGGTATCAGCTGAATCAACCATCGCTGCGAACTCACAGCAAGAACGCCTCGCCTCGTCGCGCTCTTTGATTAGCCGCTCAATCACTTCTGCGATCTCATCGGCACAGTTGATGCTGTGAGACAGTCTCTTGATCCTTGCGATGGCATCGTGTTCGTTCACTTGGTTTCCTCCTGCCGTCGCCGCTGCACTTCCTTCATGTTTTCCTCCAACGCTGACCGCAATGCTTCGATGAGTTGCGTGGCGTTCGGTGTCGCTCCGCTCAAGCCCCGCGTCTGGGCGAGGATGCGGTCGGACTTCTGTGCGAGTGTCATGGCGCAGGTGTTACTGAACATTGCGAGTCTCCTTCTGTGTGGTGTTGTGGTTCGTGCTGCTCTTGGCTCTCCGGGCCTCACCGATCATCGCAATGAGCAGGACGACCGCGAAGATCGGGATGAGGATGAAGAACACATCGTCGCCCGATGCGTTGTGTCCGTACTTTGTGTTCTTGTATCTGCCGCCTACTGGCATGGCTTGTCCTCCTTGAAGCAGTCCCAGCCACGCTTGTCTGCATAATACTGTTCGGATGAGGTCTTATCCCAATGATGTTCCCATTCGCAAACTTCCCTCCGTGCCTCGTCCCGCTCTTTGCGCAAGCGTTCGATCTCGTCGGCAGCGTCAAGCAGCATTCTGCGGTAATCGCGGCTTGCGTAAGTCTGAAATTCGCCAAGCCCATTGGCCTCAAGTCGCAACCGTCTAATCATTGAAATTTTTTCGCTCATTTGTCATCATCTCCAAGTTCAAACTTTGGCGGTAGTGCCTTTCCTTTGGAAACAACTATGCCGTTCAGCGTCTTGACGACTGTTGCGTTCTTGAAGCAGTCCCATCCACGCAACTCGGCCTCTTCCTTGGCAGTCGTTGCTCCATCCATCTCAACCCATTCGCACACTTCTAGTCTTGCCTCGTCGCGCTCGGCAGTAAGTTCGAGAATCTTTTCAGATCGCACATCACACATATGAATACGCTCAGTCAATTCATCACGAAGAAGTTCCATATACGCATACGCCTCACAGATATCCCGAAGAACATCAGGGGGGAGATCGGTGCGCTTGGTATGGCAGCGTAGGCGGTAGTCTAGGGGTTCGTAGTTAGGCATTACTTTCCAAATGTAATTGTGATCTTCTCAGCCAACTGAACGCACAGCATTATCATCATGAACGTTGTACCAAGAAACATTGCAGTGATGGCAATGTCCATAAGGAGGCCAAGCACACCCTGATCAGGAAAAAGCTTTAGAGTCTTAGTAATTGTCTTAGTCTTGGTTGCTTTCTTAGCCATTGTCATCCTCCTTGTTTGCATTCTTATCTTCCATCCAGTCAGCTAGACACGAAATTACTGATGAGATTCTTCTTAGGCGCTCTGGTGAATAAAAAGAAACCGCTAGTCCTGCGGAACCGCTGTTTGACAAAATATCTGATCTTATGTCAACCACCTTTTCTTTTCTTGTAGAGCTGTACCACGGAACTATTTCCAACTCACCATCGTAACCGTTTCCAACAATTGTTGGTTGATATTCGCTGCAGTCTTTTGTTTTTTTAGCCTTTGGCATCTTGTTCCTTACTAAAAAATCCTTTGCCACCAGCCTCTTTCCAGGCTTCGTACGCTGGCCTAATTTCGTGAATATTTGAACTGACGTGGTTAGATCCAGCCATCAACCACGCAAACTGCTCTGATTCAAGTACCTCCATTGCGATTTTGTATTTGCGAGGTATGCCATCTGCAAGGCAGTTTCTGTCTGTCTGAAGATGATCACAAGTATTTTGAAGCACCTCTATTTCATCCACAAGACGATTGTGCTGTAGATCTGCCGTGTGCATCAAAAGGTATTCGTGGTTAAATGGAAAGTGCTTTGAAACACGCCGCGCCCTTTGCCTTATTTCTTTTGGAACCCTTGGGGTTTTTCCAGGGTTCATAAGATCTAGCAAAAAGCTGTATGCGCTATCAATCGCCCTCATCATTTCTTCTGTTGTCGTCATTTTTTAGAAAAAGGGTTGGTATGACAGTGTCTTCTTTATCGGGTCTTGAGCTTGTAAGAGTTGATGATCTTTCAAGTATTCCATTAACCATCGCCTGTGTCTTTTCAAGACCAATTATTTCTGCAATGGCGTCTGCGGAATCAAGAAAGCACTCCTTAGATATCTGGGAGCAGTAGAGAATCTTATACGCGATTTCGTCTGATATCTCTGATTGATCGTCGTATTGTATATCTGTCGATGAGTCGCCTTCATCAAGCGTAAACTGAATAGTTATCATCTACTGATGCTCCATTAGAAACAATACAGTGGGCAATTACTGTTTCTTTATAGTTGATGTCTACCCATTTGTGCACTGGATTAGCGCTATAGCTTTTGCCGATCTCTGGCGCAATTCCATCAAAAATACAGTACAGCTCATGATGTCCGTTGTTGTACTTTGCTGGCTGGTCAACGCA